TTATTAGATAATGTAATAACAAATGAAATGATTAAGGACTTTAATGATAAATTTACAAAACAAATAGAAGCGGATATTGCAGCGGAATTTAAAAAGGACTTAGGATAAATGGCAACAAACGTATATTTAACAGACGCACCTAATTATCTTTGGAATGCAGCATATTCCGATATTATTTTTTTATTTGATTTTAAGCAATATCAAGTATTTTCTGCAAGTGAACAAATAGCATCAAGCGTTGGTACTGGAAAAACACAAATCAATCTGTATTACACTTGGGATATAAATCCTTCAAAAAACGAATACGTTTGGATTGACACAGGAATTTATGCAGGAAAACATAGAGTTATAACATCAACAAATAATTCAGTTATAATTGATTTTCCTTTTGATGTTAATATAACAGGTGATGTATTTATAAAGTCGCTTAGGCTACCACAATTTGAATTATATAAAGGTTTTAATACTGGTGAACAATTTGATGCAGCATTACCATATACTTTAGTAACTTCATTTACTTATATATTCAATTCTAATTATCAATTAGAAATAAACATAAAAGGTTTAGTACAAAAATGTTTTACTATTGAGCCACCAGTATTAACACAGGATTATGATTTTAGCGTATTTAATGCATTCCGTTTAGTTTGGGATGAGGAAATTACTGATTATGCTTTAGTTCTTAATTCAAGTATTTCAACAGATGAATTAAATGCTGTTTATTTATCAAATGGTTTACCATTGACAAATGTAGATGAGCAGCTTTTATGGGGATGTGGAAACACTTTTTATACTATATTTGATGGTGGTTATCCTAAATTAAAAGCATTTAATGGTTATGACCAAGCGGTAGCAGGATTCAATAATGCATTTCAAACAAATCAATTTTCACAAGGTTTTGATATAAATTAATTACACAATGGCGGTAAAAACAAAAGCACAGATATTAAGCGAAATTTCAACTTTATTAGCAGACAATACAAGTGGTGATATTTCAGCAAATGATGTAAGAACAGTTGTAAATGATATAACAGATAGTTATGAAGATTTAATTACAGCAGGTACAACTTCACAATATTGGAGGGGTGATAAAACGTGGCAAACATTTCCTGTAACTGAATTAACAGGAAGTTTAACTGCAGCTCAAATTAATGCATTAGATACAACACCAATTACTTTATTGGCTGCTGCTGGTGCTAATAAGTATTATGTTATTGAAAATACATCATTTCATTATAAAGCTGGAACAACAGGATTTACAACCGCTGGAAATTTAAGACTAAAATATGTAACTGCTAATAGAAATATATTTACAACTTTAAATACATCAACTTTAACAGGAACAACTGATAGAGTATATATTGGAGTGCCAGCGGCATTAGATTTAGAAAATACAATAATAAATGATTCAATTTCAGTTGATTGTTCAGCAGCTATTTCAGGCGGAGACGGAACAATTAATTATTCAATTAAATATAGAATTGTAACTACTTCATAATGGCAACTCCAGCAAAAACATTCACATTAATTAAAGGTCAGGAAATAACAATTGATTTAAACCAAATTTATATCAATGATTATGAACCTATACGTGATGTTTATTTAAATTATGGAGATAATTTTGTAATAGGAAATTTCAGTCCTTCATCTAATTTTAATTATTATGTACGCCCAAGTGATTTGACAATTACACAATCTGCAAATGTTAACACATTAAATTATCCTTTGAGTTATACAACTGCTTTACAACCAACTAAATTATATAATGGTACAGATTATGTAACTCAAATAAAAGTTAAAATAAATACTGCAGGTACTTTTGTATTGCCTTTTGATTCTTTTTTTTATAAAGGTTATCAAACAGGTGGCTATAATTTGAATTATATTTTTAATGTAGTTGAACCACCACCACCATTAGTTTATAATAATGCTGGAATAGTTTATAATAAATATGATAGAGTTATTAGAGTTGAAAAAAATAAAACAACTGAAGTATCTTTTGGAACGGATGGACTTTTTCCAAATGGTGAACAGCTTATAATTAATAGCACATTACCAGCTTGGATTACAAATAACACAATTGGTTCTTATACTCAATTTTGGACTTTAGCACCAACTTCAACAGGAACTTTTTATTATAATGCGAGTGCTTATTTAAGAAATACTTTTGAAGGTATTGCTGCAATTACAGTTATTGTAGTTGAATCTTTATTTGAAGAAATTGATAATTGCTGTTCAGATCAAAATGTTAATATAGTTTGGTTAAATAGACAAGGTGGAAGAGGTAATTTTATATTTACTCAAAGGAAAGATTTTAAAGTTGAAATAGGAAAGAAATCAACTTACTTAACAAATGATATTAAAAGGTATTCTGAAATAAAAAATGTTCATAATGGATTTAAAGTTTATTCAACTGGGTTAAGCTTAAATCAAATTGACTTTTTAGATACTTTAAGATATTCAATACAATGTTGGCAATATATTAATGGTGTTTTTATTCCATTAATTTTAGATATAGGTTCATTTGAAAAATACAATACAAAAGAAAATATGTATGAAATATCAATGAACTTTTTATATGCTGAAAGGTTAAACATACAAAGACAATAAATGTGGCTATTCTCGAAATTAAAATACAAGATAAAATCATTGATTTATACGATGAAGAAAAAATCGTGCAATCTTTTTCATTGATTAATATTCAAGATATTACTAAAAGAGAAAGCGAATATTCAAACACATTTAAAGTACCAAGAACCAATAATAATTTACAGGCATTAGATTATATTGATTTTTTAAATTCAAACTCCTTACTTCCTTATTCTCGATTAGATTGCCAAATATTAATTGATGGCTTTTTATTTAAAAATGGATTTGTTTCAGTTGAAAGTATTGAAGAGGATATTACATTGCAATTTTATACAGGCAATGCAGGATTCTATGAAATAATTAAAACAAAAGAATTATCCGATATTAATACAGATAATACACCAAGTTTAGAAACTACATGGAATTTATCAAACGTTATTTCAAAGAGATCCTCAAATGAAGGGATATTTTTTCCAATGGTTGATTATAACGGAATGCCTACTTCAACTACAAACGTTGATGTTCGTTTATTACTACCTTCATTTTATCGTAAAACATTAATAGAAGCTATTATTGAGGATGCTGGTTATACTTTGGTTAATAATATAGGTACAGATACAATTGATGCTTATAATCATGATATAATACCAACAGCAACAAATAAACTTTATAATGACCAAGATACAATTGATTCAAACTTTTATAAAGGTGTTGATAATTACAGAAATAGAAATTTAAGTGTAGCAACAAAAGAGTTTACAGTTCCAGTTACAACTTTTGATTTATCTTATACTGGTTATGATCTATTTAAATATGATTTTGTAGAAGGAAATTTAAATACATTTACAAACGTCCCTAATGGTAGAAGTTACTTTACTTCAAGTGTTGCAGGTGATTATAATGTAAATATTAATTTTAATATTAGTGCAGTAAATACTTTTAGATGGGGAAATTATGCAAACACACTGGATATTCCAAGATTCATTGCAAATACAACTATAAGATTTTATTTAAGAATAGGAAATAGAGAAGTTCAATTTCATCAAATAAATAACAACTTTGAAAATCCTGCTAATATAATAGCACCTTATATTAACTCAACTTTCAGTGATGTAATAAATTATTCAGGAAAAATAAATGTTAATCAAGGTGAACAAGTTAGTATTAGAGTAAATGTTTCATGTGTATTCGCTGATTCAAATGTAACTTACGCACCTGTTGGAAATGTACGTTCAAATGTTTTAGTTCAATGTGCAAAAGGTGATACATTTCAAATAAAATTAGCTGATAGTTTAGCGTTTAATGGAATTGTTAATCCAGCAGGATGTTTAAGAGGAATAAAACAAAGCGAATTTTTAAAAGACACTTTGATTAGATATTGTTTAATTCCAATAGTTGACGAAGATAATAAAAAGGTTACTTTATTTGAGTTTAACCAAATTAAAGACAATATATCAAATGCAGTTGATTGGAGTGGAAAATTAGATGAAACAAATGAAAAAGAATTAACTTTTAAAATTGATACTTACGGGCAAAACAATTATTTAAATCATAAAGAAGATAAATTTGTTTTACAATTACCACAGGGAAGTAATGGAATAATTACAATAGGAAATCAAAACTTAGAATTAAATAAGGATTTATATGAAAGTCCATTTGCAGCAAGTGAAACTGTAACTCGTTTAAATGGAAAAAAAGTCATGTATATAAATTTACATGACGGTGTTTCTTTAACAACAACAGAAAGTTTTAAAAATGATGTTCAGGCAAGAACTGGTTACACATCAAAAGAAAATTTTACAGTTACTTATACAGATGGAATAACAAGCACAGTTGTTTCAAATGATATACCTTTAACTTGGTTTATTGATAGTGCTAAAAATTACAATGCAGGATTTCAATATTTATTAGATTTTTCAATTGATTTAATAGCTATTTTACAAAATTTAAAATTAGTAAAAGCTGATATTAGACTAAATATTTTAGATATTATAAACCTTAATTATTTTTATCCAATATACATTTCAGAGTTCAATTCATATTTCTTTTTAAGCAAAATAAATCAATTTGACTATACTTCTAATGAAAGTACAAAAGTTGAATTAATTAAATTAAATTAACATGGCAGAGGTTAAACTATTTGAAGTAAATCTAAACGAAACTATTAATAATATTAAACGTTTAGAAGATGAATTAAAAGCAATTAAAAAAGTTTATAAGGAAGCTGCTATTGGTAGTGAAGAGTTTATAAAAGCACAATCAGCAGGAAAAGAATTAACAGCTGAAATAAAGAAGCAAAATGATGCATTAAAAGCGAATACAAATGCTTTAGGTGGGGTTAATAGTGCTGCAAAGTTTGCTGAGGGTTCTTACGGTAGATTAAAACAACAAATAAAAGAAAATAGGGATTTATTAGATAAACTTGTTATTGGAAGTTCTGAATATGAAGACGCTTTAAAAGAACAATCAAGGCTATCACAGCAAAGAATTGATATTGAAAAGCAATTGCCATCTTTATTTCAAGAAAGAATTAAAGGTGCTATTGATGAGGCTAATAGTTTAAAAGAACTAAAAGAACAAATAAAAGAATATACTGCTGCTGTTATTAGAGGAGAAGAAGGAGCTGCAGAGAAATTAGCTGAATTAAAAGATAAATTAGAAGATGTAAAAGATGCAACAGAAACTTTTAAAGGTAGTGGAGTTGAAAAACTTAATGCATCAATGGGTTTACTTCGTGAATCATTTTCCAATTTAGATGCGGATAAATTAAAAACAGCAATTAATGGTTTAAGTGCTTCTTTTAAAGCTATTCCTATATTTTTAATAATTGAAGGTTTTAAATTATTATATGAAAATTTTGATACATTAAAAGAAAGCGGTGCTTTTTTAGGTGAAACATTTAAAGTTTTAGGTGCTGCTTTAGAAGGTTTAAAAAATGATTTTATAGCGTTTTCTGACTGGTTAGGGATAACAAATATAGAAGCTCAAAAACTTTATGATACATTTATTAAAAATCAAGATGCATTAATTAAAGGTGAAGAAAGAAATTTAGATACAATAAATTTTACCTATGACCAAAAAATTAAATTATTAAAATCTGAAGGAAAAACAACAACAGAAATAGAAATACAAAAACAAAAAGATGTTAAAAAAAGTCTTGATAATAAATTAGATTTAATTTCAAAAGAAATAGCAGCTACAAGTAAAAGATATGAAAATGATGAAAAGAAAAGACAAGAGGAAGTAGCAAAATTAAAAGCTAATTATAATGATGCTTTAAAAGAATCAATATCAGCTGAAAATGAAATTACAATAATTAAAAATGAAGCTGAAAAACAAAGAATTGAAAATGCAATAAAAGCAGCAGAAAAACAAAAGCAAATAAGGGAAGAAGCTGACAAAAAAGAAAAAGAAAGGCAAAAGGAATTATTAGAAGGTGTTAAAAGAAATCAACAGGAAGAAATTTCTTTATTAGAATCTAAGATTCAAGAACGTAAAAACTTACAAGAAAAAAGTTTTGCAGAACAAGAGGATTTAATTAAGTATCAATATGAAGTTGCTAAATACAATGCTAATGGTAATTATGAAGCCATGTATAAAGCGCAAGTTGATTTTGATACTGCAATGTTGGAACTTCAAAAAAATCAAAAAGAAGAGGAAGAACGAATAAATAAAGAGTACTTTGAAAAAGATTTAAGTGCAAGAAAATTACAGCAAGAAATAATAATAAATGAAGAACAAGCATTTCAAGAAGTTAATTTTGAAGATGCAATAAATACTTTAGAAACTCAATTTGAAGCAAAACAAAATTTATTATTACTTCAAAGAGAAGAGGAACTTTATGGGTTAGAAGAAAATTCTTTAAAGTATCAAGAAATAATTTCAAGATATAATCTGCAGGAAATAGAACTTGAAAGACAAAAGCAAGAAGAAAAAGCAAAGTTAAGACAAGCGGAAGTTCAATCAGTTGCAAATACAATGCAAGTTATAATGAATTTAGGTGCTTTACTTGCTAAAGACCAAGAGAAACAGGGAGCTTTTGCAAAGATGGCTGCATTAATTAATATAGCAGCAAATACAGGTTTAGCAATTTCAAATTTAACTGCAACTTCATTTTCTCCAGCTTCACCTGATAATGTTATGACTGGGGGTTTAGCAGCTTACGCAAAATTAGCAGCAGGTTTAGTTACCATTACTTCAAACATGGTACAAGCAAAACAATTAATTAATTCATTTGAGGAAGGTGGTTATACAGGTGAAGGAAATCCACATGAAGTATCTACTAACTTAGGAAGTAAATCTTATACATACCATAAAGATGAATATGTAGTGCCATCACGTGTTTTAAATACTTCTAAAGGTTCAGCTTTAGCAGGGCAATTAGAAAACATGAGATTAGGCATGAGCAACCCTATGCCACATATAAGTGGAATGTTTGATGGTGGTTTTACAGGAAGAAGTGCAGGAATGGAAACTTCAAACATGTTATCAAACCAAATAATGATGCAAAAATTTATTGAAAGTATGCCTAATCCAGTTGTAAGAGTAACTGATATAAATAAAACACAGAACAGTGTACAAAGGGCGGTAAACGTTAGTTCACTTTAACTTTTTAACATAATCCTTCCAGCCAAAAGGTTCTTTGTCTTTATAATAATCTTTTAATATATCACGAATTTTTGCTGAAGCTCTTTGTTCACTATCTACTAAATCACATTCAAATTTATGCAAAGTAGTTGATCCTAAACAAACTTGATACACTTTATAGTTCTTTGGTTTTTTTGACATTTTATATTAACTAATAATAAAAAACAAATTTAATTTTTTTCCTTTGAATAAATTTACTAATAATATGAAAATAGCTAAATTAAATATTGAAGGTTACATTGGAGGTAGTGATATGGTGTCATTATTTTCAGGTGCAGAAACCTTTAGTTTAGCAGCTTTAAAACGTTTTTTAGATACTTTAGAAAACGATGTAACAGACATTCATGTTTACATTAATAGCGGTGGAGGTTCTGTAATTGAAGGATGGGCTATTTATGACAAAATAAAAACAAGCGGTAAAAAAATTACTACAATAGGGGAAGGTATGGTTGGTTCAATTGCAACCATTATTTTTATGGCTGGTGATTATAGAAAGTTACATGAAAATTCACGTTTCTTTATTCATAATCCATATTGGCAACCTGATTCACCAACACCAATGGAAGCTGATGACTTAATTACTTTAGGTGAAAGTTTACAAGCTGAACAAAAAAAGATTTTAGATTTCTATTCTATACAAACAGGAAAAGCAATTGAGGAATTAGAACCATTAATGCAAAAGGCAACTGATTTAACAAGCACACAGGCTATTGAATTAGGATTTGCAAATGAAATAATATCAACAAGTGTAAATTATACACCTTATAAATTAGTTGCTTTTGTAGCAACAGAAAACAAACCAAAACAAATAAAAATGAACAAAAACGAACAATCAGTATCGTGGATTAAAAGAGGATTCACGAAGTTAGCTGCATTGATAAATGGTGTTACTTTGAACATGGAAATGCCAGTTAAAGATGCGGAAGGAAATGAAGTATTATTATACGTTGATTCTGAAACTGAAGATTTAGTTGGCAAATCAGCTTATTTATTAGATGCTGAAGGAAATGAAAGTGCAGCGCCAAATGGTGATTATACTGATGCTAATGGCAGAGTTATTAAAGTTGCTGAAGGTGTGGTTGCTGAAGTTATTGAGGCTGAAGCTAAAAAGCATGAAGGTGAGGAAGAAACTAAAATGGAAGATTTAATTGCAAAGATTGCTGAATTGGAATCAACAAAAGCAAATTTAACTTCTGAATTAGAATTAGTAAAAGCTGAAAAATCAAAATCGGAAACAGAATTTAATGCATTTAAAAACGAATTTGAATCACTAAAAAAAGTGGTTATTGGTAAGGGTTCAAACTTCCAAGCAAGTGAACAAGACTTTACTAAAAAAGAAGCTACAAGCGACAATTCATTTGGAGCATGGGCAATTAATAAAATAAAAAACAATAATTAAAAACTAAAAATTAAAACAAAATGGCAGTAGTTACTTCGTTTACAACTTATACCGGTAAACAATCAGAATTTAGAGAATTGGTTATGAAAAAACTTGCTGGTTATGCAAGAGTTGACCAATTAGGATTTCAATTAGTTGAAGATGTACAATCTAATAAGATTATGTACAAGGATAACTATTTGGATAAAATCACAAAAAAATTTACAACTTGTCAAAACACAGAAACAGGAACTGGAATTGCAGTTTCATCTTTTACTTTGTCAGTTGCAAATATGCAAGCACAATTAGAGCAATGTGCAGCTGTATTTGATTCTACAATTGCAGAAATCGTACGTAAAAAAGGCGCTGATATTAATGACTTAACAGGAACTGAAATTGAAGCTTACGTTCTTGAAAAAGTTGCAGAAGCTGCTGCACGTGATTTATTTAGAGTAATGTTTTTAGGTGATACAACTTTATCTAATAGCGATTACACTCAATTTGATGGTGTATTCAAAAAAATTAAAGCTGGTTATTTAGCAGGTGATGGTACTGTTTATGGTGGTACTGTTTCAGCAAGTGATATTAATACTTCTAACATTGTAAATACTTTAGATTCTAAAATTTATGATGTTCAACCATACGAATTAAAGTTTATTGAAGATTCTCAAAAAGTGTTATTAGTTACTGATAATATTTATAAAGCTTGGGTTAAATATCTTTCATCAACTGCATACGGAATTGTTGAGCAAAGAGCAGCATTAGTAAATGGTTTAACTGGTATTACTTACAGAGGTATTCCAATGGTATCTTTAGGAGTTTTAGATAAATATATTGCAACTGATTTTGCAACTGGTTCACCAGCAGCAGCAGCAACACCTTATCGTGCAATCTTAACAAAAGCTGATAATCACTACTTAGCAACTGATACTTTGACTTCAACTTCACAAGTACAAATGTGGTATGACCAAACAGATGACAAAAACTACACACGTTTACGTTACAAAGCTGGTTATAACTATGCATTCGGTGAATTAAACGTTTTCGCAGGATTCTAATTTAATGGGAGTGGAAACACTCCCTTAACAATTTAATTAAATAAAAAAATGGCAACAAATTGTAATGACTTAATAAGCGGAATAAACCCAGCATGTGACGCACTTAATAAAGTAGGTGGTGTTAATAAACGTGTTTGGATAGGCTTAAAAGGAAATATTACTTACACTAAAGATTCAAACGGTTATGTAAATACTGTTTCAATGGGTACTGTAGGTTCTTTACCTTCTAAATTATATACATTCACAGGAAAGCGTGATAAAAATTCTTTTGCATTTCCTTTAACAGCAGGTGAAAACATTAATACATTTAACCATCAAGCTATGATGGCATTGTATTATTCAACACCTTCAGAACTTGAAACACTTAATCAATTAGCAAATGCTGATGATGTTGTTGTTTTCATGGAAGGCAATGATTCTAAAATCTATGTTTTAGGTTTAGATAAAGGATTAAACGCAACAGCAGGTGAAGGTGGTTCAGGGATATTGTTAAATGATTCAACAGCTTACATGATTACATTAAGCGGAGAACAAACAACTGCACCAAATATCTTTAGAGTAAATGCAGCTGCAAGTTTAGCAACAAACCAAGCTTACTTAGATGCTTTAACCTAATTAATAAAATTAATTATTAAGAGCCTCACATTAGTGGGGCTTTTTTATTTATATTTGTTGGTATAATTTATAGTAATGCCAGATAAAAGACCTAATGAAAGTAGAGAAGATTTTTTAACTCGTTGTATGAGTAATTCAGAAATGAATAAAGAATTTCCTGACAATGAACAAAGATATGCTGTTTGCTTAACAAAGGCTAAATTAAAAGAGGAATATTACGCACAAGAATCTTATAACGATTATCCTGATAGCGTTTCAAATAATGCTAAAAGAGGAATTGAATTAAATGAAACTGTAAATAATAAATGTGCAACACAAGTTGGTAAGGTAAGGGCGCAACAATTAGCAAATAAAGAAAAAATAAGTATTGATACGATACAAAGAATGTACTCATATTTAAGTAGGGCGGAAGTTTATTATAATGAAAATGATACAAAGGCTTGTGGCACAATTTCATATTTATTATGGGGTGGCAAGTCAGGTTTAAGTTGGAGCAAAAGTAAATTAAAAGAATTAGATTTATTAGATGAATAGTGAATTAATAAATAAAGTTAAATCAGTTTTAGATAATCCAAAACAAAGATTAAATGAATTATTTGAATTATGTAAAACTTTATGCAATCATGCAGTGAATATAAATTGTTCATCATGCGTAACAGAGGGTGTTATGCTTTTGACAAATTGGATTAAAGAAAACAACATAAAATTGGAAGCTCAAAACTATTTTAGAAAAGCGGTAAATGGTGAATATGAATTTAAGCCACTTAATTTATTTGTTCAATACTACCAACAAGATAATCCTGAAAGACAAAAGGAAATTGATGCATGTTCTAAATTAAATCATTCTTTAAAGCATTTTAACAAGGTTTTTAGCTTAACAGAACGATTAACATATAAACAGATATTTGAACTTACAAACGATTACGCTGATTGTATTAATGTAATATCAAATAGTGATATTTATTTTAATGAAACAATTTTATTTTCTCGTTTTATGAGAGAAGATGACTGTTATGCTTTAAGTCGTTGGGATTATCAAGAAAATGGACTTGCAGTTTTATTTGACAGAAAAGATAGTCAGGATGCTTGGGTATTTAATGGAGCAGTAAAAAAAATACAAGATGGAAATTATAATTTAGGAACTGCTGGATGTGATAATAGAATTGCTTGGGAGTTAAAACAAGCTGGCTATAATGTACTTAATCCTTCAAAAACAATACATTCAATTCATTTGCATTTATCTAATCATAGAACATATAAATCAATAGATAGAATAAGCGAACCTTACCATTTTATATTTCCTCATCACTAATGAAATTATTACACATAGGACTTTGTGTTTCTGAAATAGAAAACGGATTTCAAAAAGCATTTAAAAATGTTTTAGGAAGTGAAAATTATTTTGAATTAAGTACAGGTGAACAGCATATAAATGTAAAGATTTTACAAAAGTTTAATGAATGTAAACCTAATATTGTATTTTTTCAAATACAAGCTGAAAACATAGTAGCAAATCAAACATTTGACTATTTAAAAAGTAATGGTGCTTTTGTTATTAATTGGACTGGAGACAAAAGAAATAGTGTACCACAATGGATGATTGATGCTGCACCTTTTGTTAGTTTAACAGCTTTTAGTAACATGGAGGATGTAAGAGAATTAAATAAATTAGGATATGACAGTAAATACTTGGAAATTGGTTATGATGAAAACATTTACAATAATTTTGGCGATGCTTATACTGATTATGAGGTATTGTTTATGGCTAATAATTATGGCGCTGGTTATTTTCCATTTAGTCAATTTAGAATTGAAATAGCAGAAAACTTAAAGAATAAATTAAGTTCTTTTGGTTTATTTGGTAGTGGTTGGTTAAAAGGAAATGGTAATGTTAATCACTCACAATATGAAGAAGCTAAATGGTATAAAGGATGTAAAATTGCAATTAATTGTAGCCATTATAATGTAGCTCGTTACAATTCAGATAGGCTTTTAAGAATATTAGGAAGTGGTGCTTTTTGTTTATCTTATAAGCATCCTGAAATGGAAGAGGATTATGAAAATTATAAGCATTTAGTTTATTTTGATTCAATAGAAGATTTAAATAACAAGATTGATTACTATTTACAAAATGAAGATGAAAGAAAACAAATTGCTTACAATGGGCAAGAATTAGTTTTAAATAGAAATACATTTAAACATCAAGTAGAAAATATAATAAAATTAGCACAATGAAAGTTTTAGGATTTATGACCATTCATTATGGTTTAGAATATTTAAAAGAAAGTTTATTATCAATTAAAGACCATGTAGATGGGATGGTTGTTAGTTATACTCATAAACCTTCACATGGTTATAAAACTATTTTAGATTGCCCAGATAAAGCTGAAGATATAAGAAAAGTTTGTGAAGAAACTTTAGGAAATAAATTAATTTGGGATGAGGCTACATTTTATGGTGCTGAATGGCAGCATAGAGAGGTAAGGTATAAATACTCACAGGGATTTGATTTAATACTAACAATTGATGCAGACGAGGTATTTGAACCAAGCGAAATAGAAATAGCTTTAAAATACGCTTATACAAATCCTGAAAGGTATTATGGAATAAAAGGTTATCTTAATTTTTGGAGGTCTTTTAATTATATTTGTTTAGATGGATTTAGACCAATAAGAATAGAAAATTTAAATAATTATAATAATTTACAGAATATAAATTGCCCTTTAACCATTTATCATTTTAGCACAGCTCAAAGTAAAGCGATTATGGAATATAAATATTCATGCTTTGGACACGCAAGTGAAATTAAAGCTGATTATTTAGAAAAGATATTTTATAAATGGACACCTGAAAACAATTTTGGTGATTTACATCCAGTTTCAATTAATCTTTGGAACGCTGTAAAATATAATAAAAATAATTTGCCTAACTTTATGCACTCACATCCAAACTTTAATAAATTATTGATATGATAGTTTATCATTTTTATGATGGGATTTTTGAAGTTTGGAAATGTAAATTTTATACAATTGAATTATGCATGAATTAGCAGCTGTTATAGTAGATACAAGAAGATTAAGTTTATATCAAGTAATTACAGAACATTTATTTTATTTACCTAAGTACACAAAGCTTTACATATTTAGTTCTGAAGATAATAGGCATTTACAAGAAATGCTTAACTGTGAATTTTACGTTGTAGAAATAAATGATATTAGAGGATATAATAAACTTTTAAAATCAAAAAACTTTTGGAATAAAATTAAAGAAGAAAATATATTAATTTTTCAAGAAGATAGCAGAGTATTAATAGAAGGAATTGAAGATTTTTATGAATATGATTATGTAGGTGCTGCATGGGATTTTTATCCTTTTGTTGGTAATGGTGGTTTAAGCTTCAGACACAAATCAGCAATGTTAAAAGTTTTAGAAGTTTGCAATCCTGAAAATGATATTAATGAGGATGTTTACTTTGCGTGGGGATGTAATGTTTTAAAATTAAATTTAGCACCAGTTCATGTAGCAAATAAATTTAGCTGTGAAACTCAATTTAATTTAGGAACTTTAGGTTATCATGCAATAGAAAAATATTTATCTTTAGAACAAGTAAATGAAATAAAAAAGCAATATGAATCAATTATTAATTAGGGACAATTTCCAACAAGCTTGTAGAACTCCAAGTGATATAAATGAACATTTAGAGGTACTTTATGATTTAGCAAAAGAATGTTCACATATTACAGAAATGGGTGTTCGTTCTGTTGTAAGTACATGGGCTTTTATGTATAGAAATCCAAGTATTTTAGTTGGAATTGATTTACATGTTCATCCTAATATTGATGAGGCTTTAAAAGTTTATACTAATTGGAAATTTATTCAAGCTGATACGCTTAAAATTGAAATAGAGCCAACAGAATTACTTTTTATTGATACATTACATATTTACACTCAATTAAAAAAAGAATTGTTTAAACATGGGAAAAAGGCGAAAAAATATATTGTATTACATGATACAACTACTTACGGGAAAATTGATGAACCGACTGATTGGCAAACTCCTGAAATCATGCAAAACTATAAGCAAGAAGAAAAACAAGGTTTAATTCCAGCAATTGAGGAATTTTTAAATGAAAATAAAGAATGGTATATTTACAGACAATATACAAATAATAATGGTTTAACTATTTTAAAAAGAATATGAATTTAAAATTTAGAATTAAGCAAGATTTTATTCATTGTGATATTATCACTAAGGATAAATCAGGAAATGATGTTTTAGTAAATCATTTAAACTTTAATGATTATTTTGCTAACTTAATCTTTATTGCTGGGCAAAGTCATTTAATTGAATTGAATCCTTTATATGATGCACAACTACAGGAAGAAAAAAAAACTTTCGAGCAAATATCGGAAAATGTTATTGCATTAACTTACAATCCTCTTCAGATAGAAGAAAACAATTTAACAGAAATTCCAAAAGAGCAGGAATTAAAGCGCAAACGTGGAAGGCAACCGAAAGTGAAAATATAAAACATAATGGATTTTTATTGCCGACTGAAATAGCAACCCTTCGCAGTCACATGGCAATACTTCAGCACTCTTTAAATGAAAATTTGGAGAGTGTTTTTATTTTAGAAGATGACGTTGATTTTACAGAAGATTTTATTAATAAATTAAATGATTCTTTAAAAGAATTGCCTGAAGACTGGGATGGGATTCATTTAGGTGGTTATTCACCAAATGGAAGCACAGTTAATTATTCAATAATGTTAAATAAATGTTTTGCAAGTTGGGGTGGTTATGGTTACATTGTAAATAAAAAAGCTATTCCAATAATTTTAGAAACAATTGAAAAAGAGGAAAAACAAATTGATACTTATATTGCAGGTTTAATGCCATCATTAAAATGGTTTAAAACAAAAGAAAAACTTGTTTTACATCCACCTAATCAAAGTACTATATTAAACAAGTGGGTTGATTATAAAGATTTATATTAACTATCTTTAAAGAAATATATTAAAACTTAAATTTGAAATCATGTTTAAACCACGCACTTTAACGTATAAAAATCGTGTTGTTAAAATCTATAAGGATAATAACACCGATTTAATAAAATACGGTGCAGACAATGCTTTTCCACAAAAGTTAATAGCTCAATTAGATGAAAGCGGAACTGCAACAGCTTGTATTGATGTACTTAGTCAATATATTTATGCAGATGGCTTAGTTAATGAGCAATTAGGAAATTTTAAGATAAATGAAAAGCAAACATTTAATGAATTAATTTCTGAAATTACAAGTTACGTTGCACCTTTTCAGGCGGTATCACTTTATGTTATGCGTGGATTAAATGGAAAAGTAAGTGAATTAAAAATTGTACCTTTTGAGCAAATAAGAAAAACAGACAGAGGTACTTTTATTGTTAATAATACTTTTGGAACTGCAAAATATAAAAAGGAAAAAGACAAAGAATTTCCGGCATTTTATGGAACTGAAATAAGCCCCGATGAATTACGTGAACATGTAATGGAATGGGGAGAGAATACTGGTGAAATCCTTTATTATTTTAGGAAAAAACCAATGAAAAATTATTATCCTATTCCAACTTTTTATAGTGCAATAGAAGATATAAATACAGATAGTGAGAATAGTAAATATGAACTTGAATCAGTTACCAATTCATTTTTGCCAAGTGGAATTTTAAACATAGTAGGAAACTATGATAATACACAGGAAGATGAAAATGGAATGACTCAACAAGATTATTTAGATTCTACTTTGGAGCAATTTACAGGAAATGTAAAAGATGAAACAGGCGCAAGTGGAAGACAAAAACTTTTGATATTACAAGCTAAAACAAAAGAGGAACTTGCAGTTTACCAGCCTTTAAGTAATGAAGGAATTTTAAATGCAATTGAAAACAGTACAAAAAGAGTTGCTGAAAAAGTTGCAAGGGCTTTTGGTGTACCACCATTTTTAATTGGTTTAGGTGGTAACGTTGGTTTTTCAACTAATATAATAGCTGATAATATTGAACTTTTTAATAATCGTGTAAAAGTTTTACAAAATCTAATTAGTGATGCGTTACAACAGTGTTACCCACAATTAGAATTTACTATGACACAATTAAAACCGATTAAATTTATTGATAGAGAAATTTTAAAAGATTTAACTATTGATGAACGTAGAGAAATAGCTGGTTATGAACCTTTAAATCAAAACAATGGCATACAAACCACTAATAATTAAAAGCGACTTTGATGCTTATTGCAGAATAAGTAAGAATATAAAAGATTCTGACTTAGATATTCATATTCGTGATACACAGGAAGTAGAATTTGAATCATGGGTTAGTGAACCTTTTTATACTGACTTAATGGATAATTTATCTACTAAGCCACAATTAACAGCTTTATTTAATGAATACATAAAGCCTTTTTTGGTTTTAGGTTCTTATTATAGGTTTTTATTATGGCATGGTGCAAATGTTAGTCAGTATGGAATAAGACAAAACAATGAAGATACAAGCACAGAGGTAAGTGATAAAAGACGTGCTGAATTAATGGGGGATGTTCAAAGCAAAAAAAATGCTTATTTAAATAAATTAAAAGATAAATTGTTTAATGACAATTATACTTACGATGGTGTGCAATATAACTTTTATGACACTTACGATAAAAGAGAATTGATGCAAGAACAAAACATTAGACAATTAGGGCAAAAAAAATTAATTAAAAAAGGAAGGGGGTTCTGTGGTTATCCGAAGGATTGTTGGTGATACATATCCAGTAAAAATTCAGATATTTTCTGAAGATGGCACTGCATTTAATTTAACAGGATGTACTTGCTTTTTTACTGTTAAAAAAAGATATGAAGACACAGATGCTCAAGCTATAATTAGTTTGAGTACAAGTTCACATGTAACAGCTTTAGAAGGCATTACAGAATTTAATATGACTTCTGCAAATGTTAGTTTAGTTGGTTCTTTTTTATATGATGTAAAAGTAAAAGATACAAATAACATTATTTATTCAGTAATTACTGATAAAATTATTTTTGAAAATCACGTTACAATAAGAACTTCATGACACCTTATAAACTTAAAATATTAAACGGAGTATTGAAGTTAAAATCATTTTCTGATGTGGTTTTAAATATTTTTGGAATTAAAGATTTAGGAACTCAAACAGGCAACGTTGATAATGGTTTAGTAGATTGGAGTATTCAGCATTTAACTAAAACAACAGCTCAATGGAATGCTGATACAACAACTATTTTATTAAAAGGGCAATTAGGTATTGAAGATACAGCAAATGCAACCTATAAGCTTAAAATAGGAAATGGTACTAATTTATGGAGTGCTTTGTCTTATGTAGGTGGTGGATCTGGTGGTAGTCAAGATTTACAAAGTGTTACTGATTTAGGAGCAACAACAACAAACGCTATTAATACAGCAGGAATTACAAGTGATTATTTACAATTAGATACAACAGCAACAAATACAAATGCAGTTGGTAAGGTAGTATGGAATGATACATTAGGAACTTGTGAAATAGGGTTAAAAGGTGGAAATATCAATGCTAAATTAGCACAGGATTTATATGCAAGAGTAGTAAATAAAACATCTCAAAATCTTTTAAGAGCTAATTATCAAGCTGTAAAAGTACAAAGCGCACAGGGGCAAAGATTAGCAGTTAATTTTGCACAGGCTAATAATGATAATAACAGTGCAGATACAATTGGAATTGTAGCAGAAAATATAAATAACAATCAAGAAGGATTTGTTATTACAGTTGGGCAAATTATAAATCTTAATACAACTGGAAGTTTACAAGGTGAAACATGGAATGATGGCGATGTTCTTTACTTAAGTCCAACAACTGCTGGTTCATTAACTAATATAAAACCAAACGGAAGCACAGGACACATAATTGTAATTGGTTACGTTGAATACGCACATCAAAACAATGGTAAGATTTATGTTAAGATAATGAACGGTTGGGAATTATCGGAGCTTCATGACACTTTTATAAATCCAGCTACATTAACAAATAATGATGCTTTAATTTATGAAAGTTCAACACAACTTTGGAAAAATAAAACATTAGAAACAGCATTAGGTTATACACCAATAAAATATTTATCAAAAACAGCAGATAGCTCAAGTATAACAGGCACTGTTTCAAATGTATTATTAGATAGTCTTTTAATACCTTCAAATACTTTTAAAGTTGGAATATCAAAATTTACTATAAGAAATAAATATACAGGAACAGCAGGTGCAAAAACTACAAGAATTTATTTAAACACAAGTAATAGTTTAACAGGAGCTACATTATTAGCAACTTATACGGCTGGTTCTGGTGCTTTATCTGTTGATATGGGTAGATTGTTAGCAGTAAAATCTTCAACTTCTTTAGAAGTTTATAATTCATCGGCAACAGCATTAACAAGTGAAGTACAATCAACAACTACAATTTCTACAATAACAATAGATATTACAAATCAATATTATATAATTGTTGCAATACAATTAACAAATAGTGCAGATTCTGCAATTAACTCATATATATATTTTGAAGTATAATGGAATATTTAATTAAAATAGGAAATAATGTAGAGTTTAGAAATCAACATTTGATTTATGTAAACTCTGAAAAATTAGATGAACAATCTATACATGTAAATTTTGAAACACAAACAAACTTATTCTTTGCATATGATACAGATTTAAATGGTATTATTTATGAGGATTCTGATAAATTAATAAATGCTTTAAATAAAAATTAAAATGATAACATTCGCAAATAGAGCTGGAGTTTCAGGAGGTTCTGAACTAATAGCAGATACAAACGCAAGAACAGGTGAACAAATATGTGCTTTTTATGTACGTGAAGATACTGTTGTAAGTGTTGCAACTGGTGGTGGTAAAAATTATGTTACCATATTTGGAATAAGTGGTAAAACATTAAAAGCTGGCGATTGGTTTTATGTACCTTATTTTGAATATATCACAGCAATTACTTTAACAAGCGGAAGTATTATTGCTTACCAAGAAAAGAATATATGATTGCTTTAAGTAGCACAATATATTATCAAAAAAAAAAATTATGCGAACCTATTTATAATTTACAATGGGCAACAATTCAAGGTACAAGTAATTTGAGTGATTATCCTGCATACGGGCTTTATAACTTTTCTCACACAATGTTTATTATAAAAAAAAGTGAATTAATAAGTGCAAAGCAAATAACAGGCTTACAAATACACATGGCTGGTTACTCTTCAGGTTACACTTATAATAATCAAATAATAAAATTAGCACATATTACAGATTCACAATTTGGTACTAATGTTCAAGTATTAAATACAAATGGTGATGTTAGTGGAATAGCAGGAATGAAAGATTTAAAAACAGTTAAAACTTTTAATTGGACTGTAACTTCAGGATTTAATAATTTAATTTTTGATAAAAATTTTTGTTATAATGGAAGTGACAATCTTTTAATTATTTGGATTAATAAAGATGGAAGTTGGCAAAGTGGATATGGTTGGGCTGAATGCCATTCAACTAGCGCACAATTCTTAAGTTGGTATAAACAAAATGATGCAAGTTATCCAACAGGATTAGGTACAAGAAATTCATCAACAAGACCTAACATCAAATTAAATTATTAATGGAAGATTTAAGAATTGAATTAAGTCAATATGGGGAAGTTTTAAATTGTGAAAATTATGAAAAATATTTTCTAATAGTAATTAATAACTGGGAAAAAGACATTGAGTTCTTTAATAATATTGCAGGAAAGTATTTAAGTAATCAAAAAATTTGCACATTAGTTGAAGGGCTTTTAAAATCAGAATATGATTGGAATAGGTAAAAATATATTTAAGTCAAATGTAAAAGTAGGTTCAACAGCACCTGTTTACGATGCTGATGCACAAGCTTATTTTACTGCAAATACATCAATAACAAGTGCAGCCGATAAAAACGCTATTAATACATTTTATTTAGGTCTTAAAAGTGATGGAATATATACAAAGTTAAAAGCAATGTATTTACCTATTTGGGGAAGCGCTACTTCATCAAAATGGAATTTAGTTAATCCATTAGATACAGATGCTGCATTTAGAGCAACATTTGCAACTGGTTTTACTTACAGTAGTGGAGGTATAACAGGAAACGGAACAAGTGCTTATATTGATATATATTTTACTCCAAGCACCTCTGGAGTGTCTCAAAATAGTGTTTCGTCTGGTTTTTATTCAAGAACTTTGAGAAGTGGTAGTAATTCAATTCGCTGTTTTGGTGTTTCACAAACAACACCAGCAACAACATTTGAAATGAGACTACGTAATACATCTGATTTATCTTTTTATTATGCAAATGATAGTAACGGTAATAGTGTAGCTTCAACTACTGATAGTCGAGGATTTTATCAATTAAGTAGAACAATCTCAACATCTATGTTAAGAGGAAAAAACACTTATGTTTCAAACACATCTACTTCAACTGGTTTAAATACTATTAAATTGTATGTATTTGCTTTAAATTCAAATGGTACAATAACTGGTTATGAAACTGTGCAAAGTCCATTTTTTTATATTGGAACAGGTTTAACACTTACCGAAATGAATAATTTTAAAACAAGAGTTGATACATTAATGACTTACTTTGGAATAAACGTTTAACATGGAATATTACGGAAGGATAGTAACAAATCAACAAGCAAATGAACTACAAGGTACGTTCATTGATGCTGACACTTTTTTTAATTTCGTTAAAGATATAAATGGAGTTTACTTTTTATTTCTAAGTGAACAGGATGAAATTGATGTTGCACAAACACAATACGCTTATTTATTAGACATTCCATTAAGTCCTTATACACCACCACCAACACCACCATTTCCAACAAATAATTAAAACATAAAATGAAAGAGGCATTGGAACTTATAAAAAAACATGGAGCAACCGCAGTGTTACTTATATGGTTATATCATACTCATAACAGGGTTGCTGTTTTAGAAAACAAGCTTTATAATTGTTTAGAGCGTCAAAGCTATGAGCAAATAATTAAAAAACAAGAAGCTGCAATTTTACCTAAAAAATTAGATTATGAAGCTGAAAGTAATTCGTGAAACAAAAACCGATATTAGTACAATTGGAAGGCTTTTCGTAAATGAAAAGTTTTTCTGTTATACACTTGAAGATAAAGATAGGGGATTGAAACAAACAGATACTTTGATTTATATTCAGGCAAAAAAGATATTTGGAGTTACTGCAATCCCATCGGGAAGCTATGAATTGATAGTTAATCAAAGCCCTAAATTCAAAAGGATGTTACCTCGCATACTTAATATAAAAGGATTTGATGGGGTTTTAATGCACAGAGGGAACTCAGCAGACCATTCGCTCGGCTGTATTTTAGTAGGCTATCAAAAAGGCGATAATGCTATATTCGATAGCACTAAGGCTGAGAATGATTTGGTTAACTTACTATTGTTGCATAAAGATGAAAAACATTTTTTAGAAATTCTATAAATCAAAAAAGCACCCCGAAGGATGCTTTTAAGAGTTAGAAATTTTTATGAAAAACACAAAGAACGAAGAGCACAAATATAAACAATTTAAAACAATATACAAATGTTATTACAATTAGTAAATGATACACTAACAACAGTAGTTAGTGAAGTAGTTAATACAGCGGTGGCTGTACATGAGGTTACCGGTGGCGGTTCTTTCATTAATGGAGTAGATAATTCAGTAGTCGGATCAATAGTTACTTTATTAGTAGCTGCTATCATTCGCCATTGGGAAAAGAAAAAGATAAAAAAGAGAGCAAATAAAGAATAAAATTTTCTTATTGATTATCAATTAGTTAGCAATTATTATAAAAAATAGTTGCTTTTTTTTTATATGCTAATGTTAAAGTGATTAATAAATAGTTTAAATTTGCTTTATATTTAAAAACAAAGAACATGAAAACAACTAAAGAACAAATCAGACAAAAGTATTCAATTTTAACTTCACAGCTTATTTATAACATTTATGAGCCAGTAGGTGGTTATGATGCTGAATGGAAAAAGTATTTAGCCAACTTAAACAAAGTAACTAAGCAAACTAAAAAAAATAACTTAGAATATACTTTACAAGAAATGTATCTTAATTATACACGTTAAAAAAACAAAGAAAATGAAAGTCACAATCGAACGAAAAGAAAAAGTACAAGTGGAAGTGCAACTACCATTATTTACTAAACAACATTACCATTATTACATGGTTGAAGAAAGTAGAACAACCGTTTTATTTTTAGGAGAGTTTGAGCATTCAATACAAGTCACTCAACACATGATGCAATATCCATGCAGTTATGAGCAAATTACAGAAAAAGAATATAACGAAGTATATAACACAATTAAAAAACGAATTTATGAATAACTCTAATCAAATAGAACTTAACAATAACCTTGAATACTGGTATGGTTATATAGATGCTAACTTAGTTAACTATAATAGAACAAACATCAGTAATGTAAGTTTAGCAAATACAACAATGGAAATGTTTATTACAGATACTGAAACTCACTTTTGTTTTGACTTCTATAAAAAAGGTCAAGTAGTTGGTAAACATAAAATCTTCATTGGAAATAACCAGCTTGAGTTTGATTGGAATTTACAGTTTAGTCAAGAACTAATTAAAATTTTTAAAAGCATAGATATTAAAAACCAAGTTATATTATAACGTTTTGCAGCTAATGGACGGTCGGTGGAAATA